AATTGTCTTAATTAGATATATTTATAAAACTAGAGATTTTTAAGAAAGTTTTGAAAAACTTTAACTTTAGCTTCTGCTAAAGCATTTCTTTTCGCACTTTCTATTTCTCGTTTCCAAGCGTCTATGTTCTTTTCTACGAGAACGCCATTGTCCCATATCCACTCTTTATTTTCCATTATACCCTCTACGAAAGCGTCTGGAGCTGAAGGATCTGCAACAATATCAGCAGCAGTTGCCAAGTAAAAGTCGTCTTTTACGTAGTTAGCGCCACCTCTTTGTTCTAATGAACCCATACCACGAGAAGATACTCCTAATTGAGCACCCTCATCAATAAGACCTTTTACAATCTTACCGTATGGTGTATTCATTATTTTTGCTTCACCAATAAAGTTTGTGCCATCTGGATAGAGTTTCGTAATCATATGTGATACTCTTTCCAAATTAACTGTTGGTCCGTCAGGATGTCCTAACTCACCAAATGCACGTTTCTTATTGATAAATTCTGCGTTATATCTTTTTACTTCTTTTTCAAGTATGTCTTTAGGGTAGACACGTCCATTTCTATTTCTAAGGTCAGATTGTAAAAAGACACCTCTAATTTTATAATTCTTGTTACCGTTGGCTTCTTCAACGATATATTCTGCTTGTGAAATTTCTTCCGATATTAGTTTCATTTTCTCTCTCTTACTACTATTTATACATCTTTTTATCTAAACTCAACAATAATTGTATAACTATCTCCCACCACAAAATCTCGTGTTGACAACAATACATCACCTGTAGGTGTAGTAGCATTGTTTAATATTTCATTACCAGCAGTTCTTAAATCCCAATATCCTTGTCCAGATAATACTAATGCTGTTGCGTTTGTAGCACCTGCCCATATCAATTCTACTGCTGATTTTTTATTGGTTGTGTTTATTGACCACCAAATTTTTCCAATTTTTCTATTGCCGTCTTCGGTCATAAAAGTTAATGCTGAAGCGTCAACTTTAGTAACTAAAGACTCACCTGTACCGTCTGATATATTAGTTAGTTTTGCAACATACTTAACACCAGATGTATCTGCTATTGTTTGTGTTGTTACTATATCTGCCATTTCTTATAATCCCCATTTTGTTGATAAATAATTTTCAACACCTGTTATTTCTGCACTTGATAGTGCTTTGTTAAACATTAAAAATTCTGCTACGTCACCATTTAAAAATTCAGAACCATCATCACAACCTATATAGATTGTTCCATTACTTGCACTAGTTGTAGCACCTACTGTACCTGTAAAAGTTAAAGACGTATCTGACTTGTCTATTCTATAAACTAATCTAGTTGCATTGTCTGATTGAGTACCATCAAATTTTAAAGTGTGAATATGAAAACTTGTATCAGCAGCTGTACCTGTATCAGCACTTGCACCTGCCATTGAAACTTTATAATTTGTATCAATAAAAATACCCATATCTTCTTGGTCAGTTGTTGTAAGTGTACGAGTTCCAGATGTACTAGTAAATTTTGAAACTGCTATTATTGTCATACCTGATAAACTTTGAGCCCACGCAACAGGATTAATACTTAAACAATCATTTGTTCCATCAAATCTTATTACAGATAAACTGTTTAAAATACTTGTTTTAAATACAGGTCTTGTTGTTGCACCGCCTGTAGGATTAGCATTGTGAGCAAAGTTTGATTTATCTGTCCATTGTGTAAATGTATCTCCATCTGCTGGACCACTTGGCACAAATTTTGTACTATCTGATCCATCAAACCAACTTTGTAGAGTTGTATCTGCGTCTGTAACTGTATTAATAATAGTTGCAACAGTATCGCCTAAACTTGCTTGATTATCATACCATCCTTTGTATAATTCTCCACGTTCAACATTATCTGCTGTTGTTCTACATCTGATATAACATTGTAATGTTTCACTAGTCCCAGGTCTTACCCAACTTCTAATACCACTTGTGATAGTTGAGTTTGCACCATCAGCTGAATCAGGATACGTGTTGCTGATTGTAGCAGCATTATCGTACTCCCAAATACCATTTGATCCTGGAACAGTTACCCACGCCATTTATTTTTCTCCTAATTGTTCTACAATTTCTCTATCAAAATATTCTTCAATATCGTCCTTATCAACATTATGAAACTCACAAACTTTTTTAACAGCATTTTCAAAATTAAAAATTAAGTTGCCCTCATTTTTAATTAATTTCATTACGTCATTAACCGCCTCTTTCATAACAGGCGATAAATCTTTAAATGAATTACTATTGAACGTCTGGTTGTTCTCCACTAACTGGCTCAACTTCATTGTTTACCTCTGGTGTTGGTTCTTGTATTTGTGTATTTGCACCTGTAGGTTCAACTTGTCCATCACGTGTAAAAGTACCTGTACCTGCAATTTCTGGTTTAGGATCGCTGTGTGGTTCTGCTTTAAATAAACTACTAGCAACTTCTTGTCTTCTAGTGTCTAATGCGTCACCTACTTTTGATCTTAATGCGTCTTTAAAAGCGTCGCCAGCACCTACCATATCGTTTTGTGCTAACTTGCCAATAAAGTTCTTAACTTCTTCACTCATATTTTACTCCTTATATAGTTCCATCATCCGTAACTTGTGTAGTCGGTGATGATATAATGCCGTCTTCAATTTCTTTTTTAATTTCAGCATCCATTTTTTTAATATCTGATTCAGATTGTTTTAAGATGTTTCTTCTTACGTATCCAACTGAATAGAATTTACCAATATAATCTCTAACTTCTCTTGCTAAATTAATTCTTTCTCTTAACATTTCAGAATTTTTTAATTCAGCAAAGTGACCGTCTTGTAAGAAATCATAAAATATACTATCTCTTACTAAAGGCCATTCTGTTTCTGC